GCCAAGGCTTTCGCAATTTTAATTGCAGGAATGTTTTTTACTGGTTACTCTTTTATACAAATATTGATTTATTTAAAAGATAAAAACCCGTTAATTTATTTAATTGATTTACTATGGATAAGATAGAAAAATTGAAACTGATATTGATAACAATATTTATTCTTTGGGCATTAAGATTGTTTTTTTTATTCGATGCCTATATTGATTCCTTTTTTATGAGTATTTTGGCAATAATGATTTATATTTCGGATTATGGAAAAAAATGATATATTTGACTATATTTATGAAGTAGTCGAAAACAATAAAGATAAGATGCAACCAAGTGATTATTTATATTTGCTGATGAAATCAAAAGAAATACAAGACAAAATAACATCAATAGAAAATAGAAAAGATGCATATACCAGATAGAGAATTAAACGATCCTTTATTTTATCAAAGAGATTATGTCTTTGAATGTTTTGAATGTGGTCAGGAATCAGATTCGGAATTTTGTTCAAACGATTGTTTTGAAGCTTCATTAAGATAATTTTTCTTTTCATAATGTTTGTTGGAAATTTCCCCCTTAATTGGGGGATTTTTTTTTATTAACTTTGAAAACATGAACTCAAATGACATTGGCTGTTATAGTGAATACAGAATTGCATCTGCTTTAATGTCGCAAGGTTATAAAATATCAATGCCACTTAATGATTCGAGCGTTTATGATATGATTGTAGATTCAGGTTCTAAATTATATAAAATACAAATTAAGGGAACAACCAGAAAACCACAGGGAAATAGAAGGGGCGTTCAAGTTAATATTACAAGGAATAGAAAATACTCCAAAACCGAAATTGATTTTTACGCTATTTGGGTTGAATACTACAAAGGATATTTCTTTTTGAAAAATAAAAATCAAAGTGCAGTTAATTTGCACCCATTTGGAAAATATAAACAAAATTTTAATACCTTTGTAATTCAATAGATAGTCTGTGTCTATTCATAATATTGTATTTAGTTTTTGTTTTTTGCGCTGTCCAACTGGATGGCGCATTTTTTTTATCTTTGTGTTAAATTAAGAATCATGAAAATTAAAATTTTAAAAGACGTTTACACTTCAAAAGGCTGGAGATATACTGGGGAAGTTCACGACCTTGATAATAAAACAGCAAAACACTATTTATCTAAAGGAATTGGAATTGAGTATAAAGAGGAGAAAGCTGTCAAAGAAACAAAAGAAAATAAAAAGGTAAGTAAAAGAACCACAAAAAAAGCTAAATAATGCCAAGCGAAAAAATAGTCTCAACAACGGGTAGCGAAATAGTCAGCACCTCTGATGCTAAATTGTACATGAGAATTGACACTTCTGATGATGACACTTTAATCGGCACAATGATTGAACAAGCGAGAATATGGTGCGAAAATTATATAGGAAAAGATATTGTAGCAAAGTCAAGGCAATATTATTTAGAAGATGTAAATAATAGATTTACCATACCATTTAGCCCATTGGATTCAATTTCAAGCATCACAGTTCAAGGAGCATCAGCCGATTATGATACTTATGGTCTATATGATGAAGTCATTGAATTAAACGAGTTGCCTGCGCAAGATATTATTGTTAGTTATACAACGCTTGGAATGAACAATGGTTTATTGCAACAAGCTATTCTACAGCTTGTTTCTACTTATTATGACAATAGGGCTGATTTTATTGTTTTACAGGGGGTGTCTTTTGTCAAAGTCCCTTCTGAAGTTACGCAGATATTGCAAAGCTTTAAAAATATGTTCATTTAATGGATTCAGGAAAATTAAATAAAAGGATATTAATAAGAAGGCAAACAAAAACTTCTGATGGTTTTGGAGGCACAACCTCCACATTTTCAACAGTTGCAACAATATGGGCAAAAGTAACGGAATTAAAGGGAGAAATTCAAAAATCTGATTTTATCTCTGGGAGATACATTGAGATTGAAATAATAGTAAGGAGTAAAACAGCCGATCAATATATTTTGGCAAACGATGTAATTCAGATTCAGGGACAGTCTGGGGATTATAAAATAAATAATATTTATGAAAGTCAGGAGGATCAATTTGTAAAAATATCAGCAACAAAATTCTCATGAGAAATAAATTAGAAGCAAATAAAAAGGATTTGAAAAGGTTAATAGGCAAATTTAATTCATTAAAAAGAATGGATAAAAATGTTTTAAATCCAAACTTGAAATATTTTGCGATTGAATCACAAAACGATATCAAAAAAGATGCGCCAGTCGATACAGGTAATTTAAGGCAGCAAGTAAACGGAACTATGGTTGGAGAGTTGTCAGCGCAAGTCGAATCAATTGCATTAGCTGAAAACAATTTTGATTATGCTTTAATACAGGAATTTGGATCAAAATACCGCCAAGGGAAACCATATTTTTATCCTAATATTGAAAAAAACTTAAAGGTAATGCTGAATAATGTTATTAAAGATATTAGAAAACAATTAAAATCATAATGAGAGAAATTTTCCACCATATAAGAAAAAAGTTTATTGATGCTTTGACAAATCAGATTAGCATTTCAGGTTCTTATGTACCGATTTACAATAGAGTTCCTTTTGGTACTGCAACACCTTTTATAAAAATCTATTCCTATCAAATGGATGAAATAGATCAGAATCAATCAACTTTTAATGGCGAATATAGAACAAGGATTGAGGCGATAACATCTTTTGAAGGTGATGACGGGGGGGAGTACCAGCTTAATTTAATTGTTGATGGCATTTTAGATATTATAAGAACAAGATCGAACATTGATTTATCAACTGAAAATTTCAATGTTTACACAACTACTATTGACAGAATAAGATATTTTGAGGATAATGAAGATGATAAAACATATTTCAGAGCAATTATCGAAATATCTAACCGAATAGAAAAAGTTTCGTAAAATGGAAACTTTAGAAATATATAAATTTATAATTTCATAAAATGGAAGATTTAAAAATATACGGATTTAGCGCAATAGCATTATTAACGAGTTTAACCCCAATCAACCCATTGTTGCAAACAACTTTACTTATTTTTTCGATTGTTTATACTGGGCTTGGCATTTATAACAGAATAAAAAACAATGGCAGAAATTGATCTTGATGGTGATGGCAAATCCGATGTTAAAATTGATATTAAAACCTTGATTGGTATCGGTATGGCTTTATTTTCGATTGCTGGGGTTTATTTTACTTTACTTTCTCAAATACAAGCTATTTCAGTTTCTGTTTTGAGAATGGAATCAGAATTAAAAATGAACAGCGAATTTCGTATTAAGTGGCCAAGAGGAGAAATGGGAGCATTACCAGAAGATGCTGAACAGAATTTAAGGTTGATCTACTTGGAAAAAAACACCGATAAATATTTTAATGAAATAGATCAATTGAAACTAAAAGTCAAAGAATTAGAAGAGTGTGTAAAATAATAAATTATGAGATTTATAAGTAAAAACATTTCTTGGGATATGGCTGTAAAAAGTAAAACAGCTGAAAAACATGACATCGAAAACATCCCAAACGAGAACCAAATTCAGGAAATGAAAAAGTTGGCTAAAAATATATTTGAGCCATTACAAGAATGGGCTGGACATCCTATTCATGTAAACAGTTTTTTTCGTTCACCAGAATTGTGTTTGAAATTAAAATCAAAAGCAACAAGCCAACATACAAAAGGACAGGCAATTGATATTGATTCTTTAGGGGAAAAAACAAACGCCGACCTTTTTAATTACATTAAAGATTATTTGAAATTCGACCAGTTAATTTGGGAGTTTGGAGATGATGAAAACCCAGACTGGATTCATGTTTCTTTTGTAAATGAAAAAACAAATCGAGGCAATGTTTTAAAAGCTATTAAACATAATAAAAAAACAAAATACGTTTTCTACGATGCAGAAAAAGAAGTTTAAAGATACAGCGGTCGGTAAATTCTTACTCCAAAAGATTCCCAACGTGGTTGGTAAAATTGCAAATGACACACCTGTCGGTAGTGTAATTGAAGCAATTATAGGGGGGGCTGATATGTCTGAAAATGATAAAAAAATAGCACTTGAAAAATTAAGTATTGAAAGAGCGGAAATTGATGGGATAACAAAGAGATGGGTTGCAGATTCAAATTCACAAAGCTGGTTGGCTCGCAATGTAAGGCCACTCGTTCTGTCTGTGCTTGTTTTAAGCTATGTTTCTGGATGGTTTATGGGCTTGGACACCTCTGATACATCTGATCTATTAACTTGGGTTCTCTGCGGTTATTTTGGAGCGAGAACTGCTGATAAAATTGGCGTAAATTTTAAAAAGTAATGGCAAAAAAGATTGAAAGTAAATTTCATAAAAGAACAAAGAAAAAAAGACCTAACGTACATTCAAAAAATGCAAGTAAAGGTCAAAAGGGTTATAAAAAAAAATACAGGGGGCAAGGTAAAAAACGATAAATATGGCAACGAGAGATTTATATTCAGCAAATAATTTTCATCGAATGAGTTTCGGTGATTTTGGAATGAGAACACTTATAAAAGGAGAGGTTAATTTAACCACTCCAAGCGGTGAATATTTTTGCATGATTGAATGTATAACCTCTGCTACTTTTGATGCGACAAATGACACCCCAGCAGGCGACACCTCTTTGGTTGGTTATGATCTTTTGGACGGTCAAATAATTTACGGAAACTTTACTGATATAACACTCACAAAGGGTCATATAATTTGTTATTTGCGCCATGTTCCTTAATAATGTTAAGCCTCAAAAGAACAATACAGCCGAGTGCTGGTCGATTAAGAAAATTAATTTTAAAAAAAATTAAAAATTTACTTTGGCAAAACCAAAATAAAAATTGGGATGCTGAAAATGACCAATGGGATAACGAGTAAAAAATTACTAAATTTGTAAAAATTAAAATATGGGAAGCACACTTACAGGACAAAAAATAAAAGATACCTATTTGGGCTTTATTAAAACAAGCGACAGTTTAGAGGTAAATGCCTCTGGAAAAGAATTGACAGACGGAAATGGGAATGATCTTGATATCTTTATTAATACGGGTGGTCAATTAGGATTTAGTTCAACCCCAGACTTCACGATTGATGCTGGTGGTAATACCGATGCTTTTCGTTTACCTAATGGATCGACAGCCCAACAGCCTACTGGTCAATCTGGAATAATTCGCTACAACACAACAGATTCAAAACTTGAATATTTTGACACTTCATATAAATTTATTGCTTCCGAAAACTATGTAAACACTCAAATCAATAATTTAATTGACAGTTCACCTGCTGCGCTTGACACCTTAAACGAGATAGCCGCTGCTTTAAATGATGATCCTGATTTTTACAATACAATTAATACTTTAATAAATACAAAACAGGACACAGTTACAGGAGCAGCCACAACAATTGTTTCAAGTGATTTGACTGTTTCGAGGGCTTTAATTTCCAATGCATCTGGAAAAGTAGCTGTTTCATCTGTTACAGATACCGAACTCGGTTATGTTTCTGGAGTTACTTCCGATATTCAAACCCAAATAGATGCAAAATACGATAAATCAGGCGGGACTATTTCAGGTAATGCAACAATCACAGGCAACCTCACAGTAGACACCAATACACTTTATATAGATTCTACAAATAACCGAGTAGGAATAGGTACTGATAGTCCTGCTGAAAAATTAACTATATCTGATTCTGGTCAAGCAAAAGCTAGGCTGCTCTCAACAGACAATAGTGGTGTAAGATTTGATTTGCACAGTTCTGGAGGCGGGAGATATTCTTTACAATCTTTAGCTAATTCAGAGTTTTTAATATTTGATGAAGCTAACGGACACTATGCTGCTAGGTATGGTGCTGGGTCAAGCGGGAATTGGAGGTTTTTTACCAACAACACCGAGCGAATGCGTATCCATAGCACAGGCGACATAGCCTTTAAAGATACTTCATCTAATGAGGCATTTTACTGGGATGCAAGTGCTTCAAGTTTGGGAATAGGTACTGATTTGCCTGCTGCTAAATTAGATTTAGTAGGAGGAGATGTTACAGGAGGTTTGAAAATATCAGCGAATAAAACAACTTCAGCATTTTTTGCTTTTGGTGCTGATGCAAATGAAACTCGAATAACAAGTACATCTTATGGCAGTTATAAGCCTTTAACTATTTACACAGGTGGTTCAGAACGAATGCGCATCCATAGCGGTGGCGACATATCCTTCACAGACACTTCTAACAACGAAGCCTTCTACTGGGATGCGAGTGCTTCAAGTTTGGGGATAGGTACTGATTCGCCAAGTTCGTTTTCTAATTATTCAACTTTAACTGTAAATGGAACTAATGGAGGTATAATAAATCTTAAAGTCGCAGAAACAGAAACTGGAAGGCTTCAAGTGTTTTCAGGTGCGTTTAATATCGCTGCAAAAGGAGCATCTACAAGTTTACTTTTTGAAACCAATGGAGCAGAAAGAATGCGCATAACAAGTGGGGGTCAAATTGAAATTCCAAATCAAAACGCAATTAACGAAATTCAATTTACAGGTAGTCAATACACAAATATTTATTCACAAACAACTGCTGGATTTGACATAGGAACTAATAGTACAAGTGGCACATCTTATTTGCGGTTGCTAACAGAATTTGTGGAACGAATGCGCATAGATAGCGGAGGCGACATATCCTTCAGAGACAGTTCAACTAATGAAGCTTTTTACTGGGATGCAAGTGCTTCGAGTTTGGGGATAGGTACTGATAGTCCTGCTAATGGTGTTTCAGGATTACATATATCAGTTGCTTCAAGTACTGACCAACTATATTTAGAAAGAACAGGTAGTGCAACAGGTAGATGGTGGTTAGGGGCAGCAGCTAATAGCCTTTATTTTCACGATGATGTTGCTAATTCTACAAGAATGATTATCGATTCGAGTGGGAATGTTAAGATTAACAGCGGTTATTTAGAATTAGGTTCAGAAGGCATTTCTTCAGGGTATGTTTATTCTCAAGAGTCTTTATACTTTAATGTTGATTCAAACAATACTCCTGAAGGTTCTGTT